TGCAGCTCTGATCGCATCATCACCATTACTTCGAGCCAGGATGGAAATTCTGACTCTCCGAATAAGTGGATTGACCAGGATGTTTGGTGATGCACTTGCTCCAGCTATTGAATTTGTTACTGATCTGATTGAAGGACTGACCAGTTGGTTTAATGATTTAGATCCTGTTGTACAAAATGCTATTATTTTTGGAGGAACTTTCGTTATTTTACTTGGACTATTAGCTATGGCTTTCGCAACTCTATCAACAGCCATGTCGCCAGTAACACTTGTTATTTTAGGGTTAGCCGCTGTTGCAGCCATTCTTTACTTGGTTTGGGAGACAAATTTTCTCGGTATAAGAGATTTAATAAAAATGGTCTTTGCTGTTATTGGATCCATCTTTGAGGGAATAGGTAAGGTGATTAGTGGTTTTGGTAAAATGGTCGGAAGGGTAATAGGGAATGTTATCGGAGTCTTTGAAGGGATAATCGATTTTATCAAGGCAGTTTTTAGTGGTGATTTAGAGGGAGCAATCAATGCAATAAAGAAGATTTTCTCGAATATTTTCGGGGCAATCAAGAATATTATTATGTGGCCAATCACTGCTCTCAAAGATTTGATTGCTGGAATAATTGGTGGGAACTTCATAAAAGACATAATGAAGTTTGGTGGAGATTTTATTAACGCATTTGTCCAGGGAATCAAAGATGCTGCTGGAGCAGTCTGGGGTATTATTGAGGATATTCTTGGTTTCTTAGGTGATTTCTTTGGAGGATCACTTCCAGAAAGAGGGCCACTAAAACATATTGTTACATGGGGTCAAGACCTTGGCCAGTCGTATGTTGAAGGAATTGGCAAGGGAGTTGAGCGAACTGCTGGTGATACTATTAGCAGAGTTTTCAATATTGAAAGTATGTCCTTAGAATTACCAAGTGTAACTGATCGAGATAGTTTTGAAGAGCAATTTGATAGTGGAATCAGGAGGGCAACTATATGACTACATTAACATTATCCGATGGAACAACCACCATTACGTTTGACACTTTCAAAGTAATCGACTGGCGAATGGATGCCAAATATTTTACTGCTCAAGCATTACCAGATAATCAACCCTCCTTAGTCATTCATATTGGAGCTTGGTTAGAGATGTTGAAAATTGATTATCAGCTTTTACATGATGATTCTTATCCTTCAAGTGGTGATTCTTGTACTGATAAATGGTTGGCTTTCAGGGCCTTACTTCTGTCTGGAGGAGTTAATGAGTGGGAGTTCGATCTGACGTTTGACCATGAAGATTCTACTCCCTCAGAGTCTAGTACAATTACTCTCACAGGTAAAGTCAAAAACATGAAAAAACGATTTGTTGCTGGAGAACATACAGTCAAGATCGATGGCGATTTTGAATTTTATGTAGGTGAAGATTAATGACCCATTTATATCCCAGGGAAAAAAGACAGATTTTTGCTCTTGGAGGGGTATTTGATGATTTCGATGATGTAACCCTATCAGCAACAAAATGGTTTAATACTTGGACAGGAACGAATGTAGTAAAAACTTTTCCTGCTGCTCCTGGACTTTCGGGCAACGCTCTGAATTTGAAAGGGACAATCGGAGATGCGTTAGGATTAGATGCTTGTGGGGCTGTGGGTTATGTCCAGAATCGTTCTTATTTATATTATGTTTCACCTAAGAATCCGTATCAATGGAAAATGAAAGCCGAATTTCGTATGAGGATTGCCGATGATGAAGTCGATGCCTCAAACAAACTCTCTTGCTCGTCAGGGTTCTGTTTAGATGGAGCTGTAAGTTATTTCGATACGCATAACAAAGATAGAATGTATGTCCTGTTTAGTGTGGCAAATCAACGAGTAGGGATTGCAGGAGCTAGTTCAGGCGGTTCGTTACAAGTTGGAAACATTGTTTATGATGAAGAATGGGTTGGCTCTTTGGACACTTGGTATGATGTCCGTATCGAGTGGGAACATGACTGGCATTCTACTACTGCATGGATGCCCAGTAAGGATCAATATTTATCTTATATCGTGAGGGTCTATGTCAATAATTCGTTACTCTTTGAGGAAACAATCGAATTTTCCCAATGGAAAGATAACTATACTGGTACTGGCTGGTCTTCTCGTAATTATTGTTTAGGTCGATGTGGCCCCACGATAATTTGCGAGAACGATGGAGGGGCCACGAATGGTAATTATGTAGAAGCTTACTTCAAAGATGTGTACATTACCAGGGATGTCCAACTCGCTCGTTTCGAGTTTGAGGATTCCATCCTTTCTAAAAAATATCCTACTTTATTTGAAGCCACTCTCAAATGTACATTTCCTCATGCTATTACTGAAGGCATGGATGTCCAGTTTTATAAACGAAATAGCCTGACTGATCCATTTATAGGTCACTTCCGAGGACTGATCCGAGCCACAAAAGAAGCTCCTGGAAAAAAAAGAGTCTGGTTCCAAGCAGAAGGATATAATAGTATTCTTAGTGGAGAGAAAACGGAAGTTGATGAATACACAGCTCAAACAGCAGCAGTTATTATTGATGACATAGTAAATTCTCCCGATGATAAATACCTGTTCGATACTTCTACATATTTCGACAGTGCGACAACTACTTACAATCGTTCTTATAAAAATCTCTTTAAAATCGATCCATTAATGGAAATGGCAAGTTTAGAAGGTTTTATTCTATTCTTGGATATAGCCAATAATCTACATTTTGAAAATTACTTTACGAATGAAACCGACATTCATCTTATGTATGGGAAGGATCGAATAATCAAATGGAATTATGAGGCTACCTTTATACGAAGACCAAATTTTCTGCGAGTTATTGGTAATGGTGTTCAATCCACTCGACAGGTTGCCGAGGACACATTTTCTAATTATTCGGTAGTCTATCGGAATATTAATCGATTAGATTTAACTACACAAACAGAAGTGGATGAGGCATTAGCCTATTATATGAGTGGAGTTTTGGAACCCATTCGAGTAATCGATGTATTGATCCGACCAGATTGGTCAATCACCAAAGGAAAAGTTATTCGGGTCACTATCCCTGATCTATTATTAGACAATGCAGAAGTATTGGTCTTGTCGATCCATTCTGATATTAAAGGAGTAATGACATTACGACTGTTAGAAATTCTACCTTCCACTATCTTATTCCTTGCCGAGTTATACGAACGTACTGAGACTCAAGAATCTAATGCGTTCCCCTCCGATGATGTGGAGAATGAAAAAGTTGTTGATATTGAAGCTCAAGTGGATTTCTATGCCACGTTTGTTTATCAGATCGATGACGCTTATAATAATTGTGTGGCTCAAGGACAAGGGATAATATCGGATCATGGAATGGATATGCTATTCGATTTTTGGGGATCGACTAATCCCTCTATGGATGGGCCTGTTAGGATGATGTTCGGAACTGGAACTACTCCTGCGAAACCGTCAGATACAGGACTGGAAAATGAGTTTAACAGTATTATTGCTTATAGGCAAGAAGATCCAGAAAAAAAAACTGCTGCGTCAGGTGGATGGCATAAAGAATACGGAGTTCTTTATCGTATTGAAGCAGCTCAACAAGGATCGATGCCATCCACTTATGACCTCTCGGAAATAGGGTTAGAGAATAATGATGGAGATGAATTTTTTGCCAGGGCGGTATTCCCCACCTTAACTGACTTAGATCGCCAGCTCACCACTTTTCGGTGTTGGATAGTGTTTGGATTGAAACATGGCCCTGCGTACCTGACCACCCCTTTCTTGATTTACTTGGGTGGATATATCGTAGAAGCTGGAGGTTTTCCCTATAATTCTTGGTCACCAATGACTCGAATGATGATTACTGCCAGTAACAGTTTTTCTGCTCCCCATCCGTTATGTGAAGATAATTCGGAAGAAGACGCGGCATTAGTTGTTTGTCCCAGGTTAGCTGCTGATCAGACATTTACTCAGACTAAAATAGCTGCTCGAAGAATGTATAAAATGGAATGGACGTATGATTTTGATTTTGCTGATCGATGGCTCACCACCGATGGGGATCCTCCTGTGGCATGGCTATCTCTCACACGATTCGATAGTACCTTTTCAGGATATATTAATGTTTATTATCGTACTGACAAGGTATTGTCGGATTATTTGGGTCATACGTTTCATGCAATCATCTGGTTACGATTTAGACGAGGATATATTGACCCAAATCAAACGTATGGCGATCATACTCGCGGTTGCCCTCCACCTTGCGATTAAGGAATAATGAAAATGAACAGACCAACGGAAACTGAATTATTGGTAATTGCTTGTAATATTTTCGTGGATGCCTTCACTCCGAAAAAAGATACAACAGAAAAAGTTATCGATTATGATTTCGATTATCCACCAGAACCACGCACAAAAAAGCGGAAAAGTTTCTCCCATGTGAAAAGTAAAAAAAAGAAAAGGCGAGAAAAGAAGCAGGTGAATTGGCAAGAATGGACTGGTGAATCAACAGAACCAATATTACAGTCAGGATATTTGTGAATAAAAATGACAGTAACTAATCCTCCTCATTGGAAAGAGCCTTTTCTAAATAAGGGGCCTAAATATGATAAAATAGTGGAAATGATAGCCGCTATTAATGCCGCTGGAGGAATAGGTTCTCACGCTACTACTCATCAAGATAGTGGATCTGATGAAATAAATGTCGGAGGTTTATCTGGAGAATTAGCTGATGCTCAACCTCCAAAAACTCACGATAACACAGCTCACACAACTGCCTATGAACCTTCAAATGTTAATATCCAAGGGCATGTGGCAACTCCTGGAGCAGATGCTCATCATCCACAACTCCACAGCAATACCTATCATTCAACTAACTATGAAGTGGCCAATGCTAATATTCAAAATCATGTGGCAACCCCAGCAGCATCAGCTCATCATGTCAAATATGCTCTTACTGAAGATTTAGATGCAGCAGAAATAACCCAACTCCAGAATATCGGTACTAAAACTATTTCAAACGATCAATGGGGATATTTAGGAGGACTGGCTGGTGTTCCCATCACTTCGTTACATGACGACTCTTCCCCTCAATTAGGAGCTGATCTTGATTTATATGGGAGGGGTGTTTTATGCAACAACCTTTCTGCTAATGAAGAATCAGGATTGATTCTTAGTCTAACTGCGAGTGTAAGTATTACCAGAGGACATGCTGTTTATGTTAATGCTTCAGGAACACTTTCTTTAGCCGATGCGGATTCGACTGTAAGTATGCCTTCGATAGGATTAGCTCTTGATTCTGTTACATCTTCACAAGCTTGTCGCGTACTAATATATGGAGTTATGACTTTATCAACTTGGACTTGGACTGATGGAGGAGTTAATGGATTAATTTACATTTCTAATAATCCAGGCATTATGGTTCAGACTCCTCCAAGTGGTACTGGAGATCAGATTCAAGTTATTGGTCATGCTCTTAATGCAACTACAGTATTCGTTATGCCCTCACCAGTCATCGTGGAGATTAATTAAATGTCAGAACCAACACCAGAAGAACTCGAAGGATCCAGCGAATATATTGATTTGGAATTTATGGAAATTACCAGAGGACATGCTCCTAATCTGAGCTGGCAACTTCAGACAAGAAGATTTCCCAGTCTGAATGTTGAAGGTCAAACTGAGTTATCAAATGATGAACTAATTCGATTAATGACTGCCAGATTTATTGTCCAGGAAAAACTGTTGGGAACTACCAGAAGTGTAAGATGGAAAGAGGGGACTGAATATATTCTCCATTTTTGCGATATGCTTTATCAACGATTTGTTGGTTATAACTGGGGAATCCCTGCACGATACATTTTATTTAATATTACCAAGTACGGGACTCAAGAACGAATCCCTTTCTCACAGGTTCAGAATGTAGCAGCAGCAATTGGTTATCCCACAGTTGGATATGGAAATTTAGGTGTTTATAAAGAAGGAATCGAAGAATCCACAATAGAAGCTTTTTTGAGTAATCAAGTACTCGATCAGCGATCTGCTTATGGCGATCAAGGAAATGGTGGCTTTGTGATTATGAGTGAAGCTGATATGACACTATCAGGTAAATATGCTCGATATAATGGAGCTGACGGTGATGTATGGGCTGCTAATCTCCAATTAAATACAATAAATGAGTAATTAACAATGGCAAGTATAACCAAGACTTTAGCATCAACTCAATCTGGATGGACTGGAGACACTGGTTCAAGTGGTGGAAAACAATATAATGATAATGTATGCAGATATTTATCTTCACCAGCAGCAATTGGAACGACTTTTTATGCCTATACTTATGGTTTTGGTTTTATCGGAGATGAAACAATTGATGGAGTCTATGTTCAGCTTCATGCAGGAGGAACACAAGGATCTCCTGAAATACAATCTATGTACACTTATATTATCAATGGTACAACAAAAAGGGGAGTAGCTAGAGGAGTTTTATTGGATACAGATGTCGCTAGTTGTACTGGAGCTTTATATGCTCAATACGGAAGTTCCACTGAAAAATGGGGACTTTCTCAAGCCGATATTAATACTTATGTCAGAGATAGTAGTAATTTTGGAATAAGCATTCAAAACTCTGTTGCTACTCAAGGTACATGGTGGTGTGATGGCTTCAGTATTACTGTTTATTATACACCAGCAGGATACGGAAACGATGTGAATCAAATCTTGAATAGCAATATAAATGGTGTTAATCAGATTGCTTCATCCAACATAAACCAAATTAATCAGGTGTGAAATATGATTGAAGAATTAAAAGCTAGGAAAAAATTATTACTGACTGACATTGTTAAATGGGAAGCTCTTGAAATACAGCTAAAAATCCAAATACGAGCAGCAAGAAAAGAGATAACTTCTATGGAAGGAGGAATTGTTGAACTCAACAAAATTATCGAAAAGCTAGAATAAGAATGACAAAACTATTAAGAAGAAAAAACCCAATATAAAATTAAACAAAATATGAATGTGAAAAAAAATGGCAATAGCAGATGATTTTACAGTCGCTTTAAATGGAGACATTAGATATACAGGTGGAGGGTCTACTTATTATACAGTGCTGGAACTGCATAGATTTTTACAAAGTCTAGCTGATGATGAACAAGCATCTGGTAATGATTTATTAGATATTACAAGCTTAGATTCATCTGACCGATCAACCGATAATATTATTACTCTTAATAGTCCTTACAATATTGATAAGGATGCTTCAGAGCAATTATATGATGGATCTATTACTCAAGATGGAGGAGATGAAGTTTTCTCTGGATTAGTAGTTGTAGGAGCAGTTGAAACGGGTACTGAATTAGTTCTTATTAGAAATAATACCCTCATAACAAGTTGGTGGGGTACAGGAATTAATATTGATGCTGCTAATAATATTCTTATGAGGACACTCATTAAAACAAGAGAAGATGGTAATGATATTAATTCTAAAAAACTTAGAGTGCAAGCTAGAGAATTTGGTGATACATACTCAGAGTTTACTCTTACCTTGGGTCTTGGCAATTCAACAGCAGCTATTTTTACAGGTGAAGATTTAAACAATGCAACATCACAAACTACTGTCAATGCTTGGGATTGTTCAAATACGGAAGGTTACCAACTTATTGATCTTAATGACGGTAATGGAGATCAGCCTTATTATTCTCAATGGGATTTAGGTACTAGATCTCTTATTAACGATCTTTATGAATTTACAAAAGACATCCAAAGAAGAACCACATCAGAAACAATTCATGGTATGAATGGTATTTATTACAGAGGAATTACCCATGAATGGGATTATGATAATGAAACAGGAGCTTTGACAGAAGACGAAGTACTAGCATGGGGAACATCGTTTCCTTTCACCAGTGGAACTGGAGCTTTCACACTATACGAAACAGTTACCTTCTCTCCGAGTGGAGCAGTAGGACAACTGATTTTTGATGATGGAGCTGGTGGAGCTACTGGTAATATGGTAGTTATGCTTGATCCTAATTCAGCAACACCAACTTCGTCAGATACGATGACTGGTGTTACTTCAACAGAAACCTGTGATGTAGGAGCTGTTACTGGTGGAACTGCTGCTGGTGGAACAGGAATTTTATTAGCTGATGATGGTACTGATACGGTATGGATTCAATTATTGAAGGGTTCGCCTCCAGTCGATCCATTGTTTGTATGGGGCCAGACTTCAGAAAATAGCAATCAAGTGAATGGATCAGTAACTACAAGAACAGTAAGTCCTGAATTTATTGGGGCTTCAACTGGTACATCTATCATTGGATCTCATGGTTTAGGTGTTGATCCAAGCGATTTGGCTGCTGCTGATAAAGTATTTGATCTCACAGGAACTCTTAGACAACCTCCTAATAATCAAGTCTTTACTGTTGGTGGTTTAGTATCTTCTGAAGATTATGTTATTGTGGCTGCCAATGATGGATCAGATGAAATTGATTACGATCAATATGCTCTACAAATAACTTTGAATGGGTCAGGTCAAACTGCTGTGGTTGTTACTGGATCTGTTGATGCTTACACACCTCAAACAGGTTTCCTTAGAGTTGAGTTAGATACAACAGGTATTTACAGAAAAGTCGCTTATACGTCTTGGTCAATTTCTACAAATACTACATTTGTGACACCTTCAACTGATTGGGATACTTTACAAGCTACTTCTGGGAATAATATTTTCATTGGATTAATTGATAAGTTAGCCGATGCTACAACAGCAACTTTTACAGGAGTTTATGCTTCTGACAAATCTTTAGTTGGTAAGGTCAGAGATGGCAAATCCACACCAATTAAACCTTTTAAAACGCCTACTACTTTTACAAGTGGTGGTGGTGGATTTACAGCTATTAGAACAAGTGACGCATAGGGGCAGTAACAAGTGACTGTCACCATAACTGAAGACATGACTGACGTATCAATGTGTGATTCTATAACTGGATGGGCTGGTGGCATCGAAGAGTTTGCTACCGAATCTGATATAAAGGTGGAGGGTAGTTATTCACTTGCCGCATGGATAGATCAAACCACCAGTGCTGTCGAATATTATACAATTTCTTCTACCGACCTTAGTGATGGAGAGCATGTCTTTGTATGGATGAGTTGTAATGGAGTAGTGGATACCAAAGCAAATGGTGGTTATAGAATTGTTCTCTATACTGATTCCAGCAATTATGCCACCTTCTATGTTGGAGGGAAGGATACACATCCTAATGGTGGATGGGTGTTATTGTGTACTGATGCGTCAGCAACTCCTGATGATGAAGTAGGGACATTTGATCCGAGTGATGTAACAAGGATAGGTATTCAGTTTAAAACACTTACAGACGCTCCATCTGTTGGACAGAATAAATTCGTGAATTGTTTTTGGGATGCCATGAGATATGGAAAAGGATTGATTGTTACAAGTGCATCCACCGATGATGCTGACTATCAAGACATATTTGATGATGAACTTAATGATAATTATTTTGGTGTAGTTCAGAAGGCGTATGGAGCATTTATTCAATCCGGACAAATTACTTTAGGTGGGACAAGTACAGAAACATGTGATTTCGTAATTGATAATGAAGTTATTATTTTTCCCGATAATGATCTGGTTGCTTCCGACTTCTACCAGATAATACCATTAGGTAATGCTACCAACCCGACTTATGTTATCATTAGTAATTCGGTTATTAAATGTGCAGGATCAGAGAAGTTCACAATTAATGCTTCGGGAGCAAACATTAATACTTTTACGGTGATCAGTACTACTTTCGATGGAGGAGGAGATATTACATTCTTGACAGGTCAATCAATTACTTATAATATTTTTAACGCATGTGATGCTATTGATCCTAACGGATCGACCTTCGAGAATAATACTATATCCAATTCGACTGTGAGTGGAACCTCTGAAGGTTCGCTTATGGTTAATGTGGATACAGAGGGAGAAGCATGTAAAGATTTAACCTTTAGTGATTATCCAGGTGCGACAACTTATGCTGTGTATGTAGCTGCTAGCGTGACTGAATTTGATATGGATAATTGGCAATTTGATGATCCGAATAATACCACAAGTTATGCTATATATTGGGCAAGTGGTAGCGGGACATTGACTATTAATGCTCTCAACGGAACTAACTTAGTATCAGCAGGTTGTACTTCTGCTGGTGGTACGGTGACCGTTGTAAATGCTGTTACTTTACAACTTACAGTTAAAGATCCTGATGGAGCTGCTATTGTAGGAGCTAGATGTTTTATAGAAGCTGGTGATGACAGTGGAGCAGCTCCCTTTGAAGATTCTGTTTCTATCACTTCAACTGGAGGAGTAGCGACTGTTACTCATTCTGGTCATGGATTAACTACAGGTCAAATGGTTAATATTAGAGGCTGTATTCAACCAGAATATAACGGAGCAGGTAAAGTTATTACTTTTATTAGCTCAACCCAATATTCGTACACTATATCTGGTACTCCAGCCAGTCCAGCCACAGGTACTCCTACTTCAACCCAATGTTTTTTAAGTGAAGTAACAATTACTGGAGGAATAGCTTCCGAATCTTTTAATGCTAGCGGAACACAAACATATAGAGGAAAAGTAAGAATGGCGAGCGGGTCTCCTTTTTATGCTGATGTTAATTTCAACGGATCAGATTGTTCTAGCGGTCTGGATTTACCAATACAAATGGGATTAGATCAATAATGAAATTTAAAGAACTTAAAAAAAACCATGATAGTTTATGGAAAAGATATGAATCGCTAGGTGAGGCTCATACAAAGCTGGCAGCAGAATATAATCAATTATCGACTGAACATGCAAATATCCAATTAAAGAATAAACAGCTTCTTCAACAACTGGAAGTACGAGATAGAATTAATCAATCAGCAATAGAAAATCAAAATAAACAGAATAATGAGTATTTAGAAGAGATACAAAGGCTAAGAGATAAGTTAAATGGCAATTAGTATTAATTGGGCAACCAAGGTAATTTCAATCCCTCAGTCTTACCTTACATCATTAGGAGGAGCCATCTATGAATTAGACTGTGATCAGTTTAGACTTGACCTTAGAGCTCTTGAAGATGATGAAGAAGGCATTGTTTTTCTTCCAACACATACTCATAATGCGGAAGTTACTGTTGCAGGTACAGTCTTGTCGAGATCAATTATTATTATCAATGGCTATACTATCACTTTTGAGGACGGTCAGTATGCTGTGAATATGGTAGGAGCTAATACAAACTTTGCAGAAGTAACAAATGTTAATCAAGTTTCTATTAGAGCATTCAATACAGCAGGATTAATTACATTAAACTTAAGTTATTTAACAGCCTATTTTACAAATAAATTAATCATTGATAAATCTACAAATGATTGGATTTTATATGATACTGATGGAATATCAGAATTAGCAAGATGGACATTAAAAGATATTGATGGTAACACCATATCTGTACCTGAAGGAGCCATTGCTCAGAGGATTCCCCAATGAGTATAGTTACAGGTGGCATGGGTGGATCCAGTCTTGTTACTAGAGGATGGGGTGAAAGGGTCACTATTGTTCCCTATGAAGCAGTGGGAGATTTACAAGCAGTGATAAGAAAATCTTTTACTTTACAAGCGGTTATTAAGAGAGTGAAATTATGAGTATCGATTTATTTGCTGACATGAAGAAGTCCCTGATACTTAAAGCAACTATAACAAAAATAAATACCCTCAAGGCCAGCATTCAGAAAGAGCCTGATTTACGAGGGGATATAACAAAAACCGATACATTACAAGCAACAATAAAAGTGAGTTAAAATGGTTACAACATTACCTCCGTTCGTTCAGAACCAAACTAAAGAAGGAATCCAGTGGATTATTAAAGATGAAGACGGTGTGGTTATTCCCATCGATACTTCCAAAGTTAGTGAGCTAACTTTTACTATGTGGGAGCAAGGAACAACAGTTTATAAAATTCGAGTTAATAAAACGGTTGATGGTCAGATTGAATATGAAACTGATGGACTTGATGGAATATGTAATTATGTTCCAGCGGTCACTGATTTCGATACAGTGGGAACCTTTTTAGGAGAGTTATACATTGAGTTCCTTGATGGAACGGATGGATATATCCATGAGCTAATAATTCCCGTTGTGGCAGCAGCTCCCACAACAGCCCCTCCATAGAGGTAAAAAAAATGACTGAAGAAATAGAACCTAAACCTGAAGGAAAAATCCCATCAGCTATTGATGCAATTACAAAACTTGTCAAGGCTGACCCTGTGTTAGCATTGATAGTGATTTTTGGAATTCTGCCATTATTAGGTGGCATTGCATCAGCAGCTTTACAAGGAAAAGCAGAACAGCTTCCCCTATTATTAGGGGTATTAGCTTTTATCGTTCTTCTTATATGTATTCCATTAATTGTTATAAGGACATGGCAAGATACACAATACAGTATAAAGAAAGAACGGAACAAAGCTCTCACTGCCGAAGCAAATGTCCGTATGGAACGAGAGAAAAATAAACAGATACGATTTAATGACTTAGCAATGGCTAAAATCAACCATATTGATGCTTCGCGTGACTACATTTTGAGTCAATCAGATCGGGCAGAACGAGACCAGCTCCATCAAGTAGTAGAAGAATTACGAGAAGTTCTCAAAGCTAAAGGAATTAATTCTGTGGATTCAGTGATTTGCACTGAGAATGTCCATAAGATTATGCAAGAACTCGAAAAGCTCACTATGGATTATGATACAATCCTGGAATCAATCAATGCAATAGAAGCAGCTCTGAAAATTCCTCAGACCCAGTATCCTGTTACACCAGAAGAAGCAGATAAAATTGAAGAGTTGGAGCAGATCAATAAAAATATTGGAACCACTCACGATGAACTCTTGTTAGAGACATCCGATCTTAAGAAAGTAATCCAAGAAAAAGATCATATAATTACAGGTCTTCGAGATGACATTCGCATCATGAGGGAAAAAGAACCTCCTATCCCTGAGAAAGAAGCTGAACAATTTCCTTACGATTCTGGTCATCCTCTTGCTCGAATGGGAATTGATAAACCTCCCGAACCTGAGTTCGTACCTAAAACACCTGAAGAATTAGATGAAAAATTCAATGACATCATTTCAGAGGTTCATGGAACACAAAAAGCTGAGGAACTCGATGAAGCCCCTCTCCAAGAAGCTTTGTCAATACTCGATGGATTGGAAGACAAAGAGAATGATGGCATAGTGGAGAAAATTAAATCAACCATAAAATCAGCAAAAGATGTTGCTGTGGGTATTGTTCCAACATCTCTCAGAAGTGAAGTAGGCTTCGCAGAAGAAACTGAATATAAGGAACAAATGGAAAAGGACGTTAAAGAAGTTTATGGCATATCTGAAGGACTTCCATCAGAAATGGAAATTGTTGATGTCCCTGCTGCCGTACAGCAAAAACCCTCCCCACCAGAGTTCCATATAATTTGTTGGGAATGTCCCAAATGCAACCGTAAAAATGATATGAAGAAAATTAGATGTCCTGCATGTGGATCATCTAAGCCTCGATAGGCTCATCCTCACATAACAGAACGATCTTTCGTTTGATTGTGGAAATTTTGTCTCGATTGGATGTTCCAGTTAAGATCAGGTAAGCGTTTCGCCATTGGTCTGAAGTGATATGTTTTTCATCTTTTGCCTTGGTTTTTTCTATGGCTCGATAATACCATTTTCTTACAGCATGACGAGACACCCCAAACTGTTCTCCAATATGAGTCCACTTTTCCTCAAAATTCATTCCCTTGCCTTCAGTCATTTTCAGGAGGGTCTTGATTTTTTTCAGGTCGTAGTTTGGGTTCATTTTTGTTTCTCCTTTCGGTCATTCGTATGAACGTCTGACCTCAGCTAGTACCGATTGGAAAAAAAGAGAGAAGAAGATTACTCTTCTTCGGCATAAGGATAAGCAGAGTTATCGTTCCTTCGTAAAGGTTCGATAGTTGCTGGATCCTCTGTTTCTTGGAACATGTTCTTCTTCTCTTCATCTGAGGCGTTATTAGACCAGTCTTGAATTTCCTTGACCTCTTTGGTTGAATCAGCAGTCTTGATGTCTTCCGCTTGTTGTCGTTCCTCTTCATCTCGGTTCTGTTGATCCCAGATAGATTGGATTGCAGCTTCAATAACTGCAATCGTGTGACTCATAAGGGGTACTAGATTGATTCGCTGAAAAATTGAAGGTTGATCCTTCCAGGTTTGACCAGTTGTTCTGCGTTTGTGTTCCATATACCAGCCAAGAGATTTGACATATTCATCAGGTAAGACTTCACCTAATTCAATCAAAGTCTTGCCAGCTACGGTGGACATCTCAACAGAGGAATTCACATTCTCAATGTCGTGGGTACTTACCCAGGTGAGATTCATAATTGCATCCCAGAGGGTTAAATTACCCTCTCCTTTTTTAGCAATCATTTCATAGTGTTGGCCATAGACTAATTCAAGAGGTTTGGTTTGAGAGCGAACTCCTTTCCAGTAAAGGGCTGGAGCTTCATAAAGTCTCAAGGCAGTGGTCTGAGCTTTTTCTATTAATTCTTCCAGGCGAGTAAGGTTTTTCATCAATGTATCCAAAGCTGCTTCGATAGTGAAGTCCTTCGCATTGATCTTGTGGACATTATGAACAATCTTAGAATCACCAAAGAAAGTAAAGATTTGATTAGCACAGAAGGGGACTCCGACTGTAAATCCTAACTGAAAGCTTTTCTCTGCAAAGTTGTAAGAGAAAGCAATCGTGGGAAATACTTCATAGTCAGTGTCTAACACTTCGCCTTCTTTACTGTATTTTGTCAATACAGGCTCGAATTGTGCTATGATAGCTTGACTTGTTTGGATCTCTTTGATTGGTTCACCTAATCGTTCCACAGCTTTTTTCCATACTTCGGCTAAAGGAATTGGTCGAAATAGAGCAGACACAGCTCGAATGACTTCATGAGTACCATCATCAGGATCGTTATAAACGATTAACTGAGCGTTCTCATTCTCTCGAATTGTATAGCGAGACACTTGCTTGATGACTGCTTCATCAAGGACATAGGTTTTCTCGTCATGCTCGAAACTGGTTTCAACTGTTTCATCTTCAGAGTGAATCAGTTCTTGTACTCCTTTTGGAATAGGAATATATTCCAAGCGGGAATCCATTTCAATTGCTTCTGCAACGGTTGTTGGTCTTGGAAGCTTCTTTTCTAGAGTTGTTAATGTTCGACTCATTTGGGTTCATTTCCTTTAAGAGGAATTTCTTCCTCTATGTACTATAATACCATACTACTATTTAAGTTTTGTCACTGGGACAGGTCACAGAGAAAAATGTTATGTCCCAAGTGTGTCACACATAAAACTTTAAATAGAAGTACGTGAAGGGTTACTCAAATGGAGCCACTTTTTACTGTCACAATTATGTCACAGTGAGACATTCACCATTTTAGTTTAACAGGTACGGTCGAGCCTTAATCGGCCACAAAACTTTTTATCATATGAAATATTATTATAATATATGGCAATTCTTACTCGCGTGGCTGGTTGGTTTGGTCGAAGAGTGGGTTGGGGTATAAGGACTTCCAGGGAAATTATCAAAAGTATATTGAAAGCTATTGGAATCTTACTCTTAATTATCATAGCAGCTCTCTTAACTTTCTTGGGTCAATTAACACTGTTGGCTTTAGGTGGGGTTGTTGCTGTATGTATTATTTTCCTAAAGGGCTTTGCATGGATAACTTACCATCTTATGGTTAGTGCGAAGTGGTTAGGATCCCATGTCCAGGATTTCACTGAAAATTTCTATGATGGAGTCATGGATGTTTTTACTCAAGAGGAAGAATTTTTAAATAGGGAAGTTCACCTGCTTATAACAGTCGAAAAAGACTGATCGATTACATCTGTTTTTGTTTCATGAATTTAGATGGTGACTAAATGTAGAACATTACGATGCTCAGCGAAAAAGGGTTTTAGTAGGCGATGGACTCATCTTGGCGACAGGTGTGGAGTAGATCCTATTAAGACCCGTATAGAGCATTACCCCTCCTATACTTCCAGTGGAGCCTTTTCTTTATAAATGAAAATCAAAGCCTTACTACCTGAAGAGGCTAACCCCCAGCTCGAGTTCCAATGGAAATGATTAATTGAAATTTTAACTTGAAAATTCACTTATCAGGTTAAGATATTAACTTTGGAGTTAATTTTCCCCTCCGAAAAAGCTGGTTAGTATATATAATATATATGGTAAGACAGTACACTCTCTCTCTCTTTTTTCGAACTTATGAGAAGCCAAGGTGGGGGTGTGGGGGTTAGGGTATCAACCTCGATTTCCACTAAAATTATCCTTCTTTGTTAGATGCTTCCGTTTGCTTCCCGACCACCCTTAGATCCGAGTATCCATAGGCAATCAAGGTGAAAAGCAAATTTTTTATCAATAAAACAGGAAATAATTGTAGCCCCGTAAAAAAGTATATTAGTATGAAGGGGTTAAGGTAATACGCTCAAGAGGTCTAAGTTTGGAAAATGAAAAAACCCTGAAATTTCGATATGCTGCTGACGGTCAGAAATATTTCTCAACTACTTCCGAAGGATACTGGGATGCCATAGCTATTGCCACAGATTACTTTGAAAGTAAATTCGGTTACGAAGCCATTCATGGATTTGTCTGTTACAACGAGAAAAATCGACCAGCTAGTATAGCCAACTTGTTTTGCACACAAATAACAAAAGAGAAAGGTGAAATGGAAGATTTGGCTTTATTAGTCACATTCCCCAAGCGGAAGCAATACTCGACCAAGCGATTGCTCGAACGAATGCAGAGATTGGGTGTGTGTTTCTCGTCAGTTGGTATTATCATGGTTCACAAAGTAGGGTCTGGGACTTTTCCTATCGTTACGGATCGCATCTGGAAACAGAATCGTTTGGCTCGTTGTTTCTCCATAGACCTCAAGAGCTATCTATCTGATAAAGAGAAGGAACCTCCAGAAATAAAGCCTTTACTATCATACATGAAGGAGCTAATAAGGAATTGGTGAAGTCCCAGAAAATTCGCATCTGTACTGGATGTTTCAAAGCCATTGGATTTGGAGAAAAACATTCCAGCTATGGCACTCGAGGAGGAACATATTATTTCTGTCATGAATGCTTTCAGTCACTACTTGATGAGCGAAGACAAATCGTTCGCTCTAAAATTATGCACATGGTTCTTGAATTTGGAAGAAAAGGGTACAAATCAACTATTCTCAAAACTGATTTGTCTAAGTATCCTAAAGCTCATGTCCTTTCTTTTGAACCTGCCGAGCATAAAAAATTGGATGACCTGGGAATGATTGTTGAATGCCTTCAACACTATGGAAAACCTCTATCCAGGCGAGCGATCTCAGATGAAACAAAAATTATTATTAATACTGTAACATTTCGGATCTGGGAAAACTTAGAGGGAAAAAGTGAATCCCCTCTATTTTACATCGATGCTAAGAAAGGTTTTCGTGGAGTGGAATTAGTAGGACTGATTGAATAATGACCACAGTAGCAGAAGGAATCTATGACCGATTAAAAGAGAATGTCGGGAATTTCATTCAGGTTACAAATAAGAAAAAATTCTTAGCTCATGGCGACTTGGTGGTTGCTCAAATGATGAGGAACCAAACGATTGCCCTGTATCTGGTAAATGAGGAAGACGAGTTTCACATTCTCTTTGATCCACAAACTATGATTATCCGTATAGGGAGCCTCCCTCTTAAAGAGCGATTGAATCTTTTCCGAGCTTTTGGTTGCGGAGGAATTAAACCATGAGTAAAAAATATCTCTATTTTGGTTATGACAATTACTATCCCTGTGGAGGAGAGGATCTTCTGATTGTCCGAGATAATCCTCTTACAAAGGATCAACTATTGGAAATTCTTAGAGAAGAGAATTTTGTGGATTTTTGTGTTTATTCTTTTCGGATATTATATCTAAAGACCAATGAATTATCAGACGAGGTTGTGTTTACATGAGTGGGAAAATCAAAAATAGAAACATCAAGGAGATCCAAGAAGGGATGTTCTTAGCCAACAAGATTGCCAACTCTATCGATCTGGAGTACTTCATTGAAGTAATTGAAAAAGGACTACAACCCAAACATCTTACTGATGAGCAACTGTTCAGGAGTTTACAAGGTGGAGCCAAGAAGTGGGTAAAGGTAGCAGAGGTTATGATTAAATTTCGAGATGAAACTAAAGAGGTACTGACCAGATGAACAAATCAAACTATCCTATGTTAAGTAAGATGCCTTACTATGGAACCAAAGTAAGTGCTGATAATAGTCGTATGCAAATTCTTTCTCTCTTGGGTAAGTATGGAATTAAAGATCAGATGTGGGGAACCTTGGAAGGTAAAGAAGCTATTCAGTTTAAAATCGATACTGTTTCCCAGGGAGTTCAACTGAAAAAAATGGTTCGAGTGGACATTCCTATATTGAAGGCTTACAAGGGAGGTCGAGTTGTCGAGGTTCCTCGAGCTCAAACATTGCGATTTGTGTATTGGACACTCAAACAAATCTTAGAAGCCACCGAATATTCCATCTTCAAATTAGAACATATACTTATGTCATACATTCTTACTCAATTGCCTGATGGCAAAGTAGTCCAGATAAAGGATCTTATCGAGAACAATCCTCAATTCTTACTTTCAGGAGGTAATAGTTTTGAATAATTATCGTAAAGTAGGCAATGCCCATCATTCAAAAGAAGACTATCCCTTCAATGAAGTATTCGATCAACTACGAGAAATTCAGACAAAACTAAATAGTCAGGGTTCACAATTTATTCTCGAACATAATGTCAAGAGACTGGTGGAAATGTATGAGTCTCTGGAAAAGAAAATGAATGATCATATATCTGAAGGACAAAATTCTTTACTTGATTTTATACAGTCAGAGATGAAAGCCTTCGAGAAGAAACTTGACAAAGTCGATTTCGAGATGACAATGCACAGGGAAGGCCCTGAAGGATCAGGTCACGCTAACGATTATCAGTTATTCACTATGTCATACAGGGACAAGGGAGCTATCATTCTCCTGAAGTGTGAAAAATCCAAAGCGGAAAAGTTTGCCCCTGAGTTAAAAGCTAGACTGCTTGAACAATTCCCTGCGAAAAATTTCGTTATACTTTATGGAGAGGAGATTGAAATTGTCAAAGTCTGAAGATCGCCAAGTAAAAAGGGTGGACTGTATCCATGTAAAATGGTACGTTGTTAAATCCTTAGGTGGAAGAAAGTTCCCTTTTTGCAATGCTCGTAATAATAAAGGTTCAGAGAAAGGAGATTATTCTGTCCCTGTTCCTCCACATGGAGAGCTCTGTCCACATGCCGCAGGTGAAGAATGTCGTTGGTATAAACCTGTAAGGGTCAATTTCCCAAGCCCTGATTTAAATAGGAATGAGTTATGATGGGTAGTCGCAAAGAAAAGAAAGCTAAGAAAGGATATACACCAGCAGCTAGGTTTCGCAGAAGGATAGCGAAGAGCTTCAATTGGATGATATGTGATTGGTGTCAGAAGCGTTTGAAGAATACTTATGTCTTCACTGCTGGAAAAAGATATTGCGATAAAAAATGTCAGAAGGAAGATGAAACCTGGACGAGATCCAAAGATAAAACTATTTCAAGTCCACCACCACCAAAAGGAGGATCTGGGACATGACTGATTGTAAGCACGAATATGAATATCGTTATGAAGGATATGTCTTTGCTGGATTCTTTATCAAAAACAGCAAACTCTATTTCCATGATGGAAATGTGAGGCACTGCATAGATGATCTGAAAGAATTTTATTGTCCTCTCTGTGGTGAGAAATTCAAAAGAACGAAAGTCAAAGCATACGTCCTGTTTAAGAAGCATCTAACGGAACCTGATTATCGAGGCGATACTTATACTCAGCAGGGTTATGATTCTGTCAAAGGACAATTACAATCCATGAAACTCAAAGGACAACCAGTGTCAGATAATTTCGATCATACAAAACCTCCGATGGGAAAAATTGTGGAAGTTGAAGAAGATGACAAGGGAATTCTGGTTACAATAGAATTATACAAGGACATAAAACCAAAGGGATTAGGTTTTGGCTCACTACTTGATGGCTTCCCTGGGCAAACTATCGAAGGTCTTAAACTGTATGATTTTTCTGTTACTAAGTTTCCTGAACCTGGCTGCGAAATACTGGAGGAAGAATAATGTCTTGTAGTTGTAATCACCAATTCTGGTTTATCAAATATCGATGGAGAAGAAGACCAACGGATAAATGGAACCATGAGAATATTCTTATTGGAGAACATCCGTTACATTGGTTAGCCAGTACATATAATCATGAGGAACGATACTCACTGGATTTTTTCTATCCTGTTAATGCTGACTTTTATGAAAAATACAAGGAGAAATTTGATTGACTGATTGGTTTAAGAGCGTAGAAAAAGATGTGGCTGATATAATCCAAGAATATATCCAAGCAAGAACTAAACATCGAAAGATCGCCTCGTTCCATGAAGGATATGCGATATTAAAAGAAGAGGTGGATGAGATGTGGGATGCAATTAAGCAAAACAAAGACCCAGTAGTAATTAAGAATGAAGCTCGCCAAGTTGCAGCTATGGCCCTCGCAATTATTGTGGAGTTGGATGACTAATGACTGATTCTGTTGATGTTAAAAACCTGTGTGTAGAGGGACTTATGACTGATGGATCACATCATAAGCAGTGGTTCTTCGAGCAGATCCTTGAAGCCTTGGGATTTGATCTGAACGAAATAAGAGCCGAGTTATTACGAGAAGGCTATGAAATAGAGGTTGGAATTATACCATGAGTAAAGAAAAGAAAGAACCCAAACAAACAAAAACTGAAAAGAATGAGATTGACTATTTGAAAGGTCAATTGAACCAACAAATAAAAAAGAATAAAACTTTGAAGAGTTCTAAGGTGGAGAAGCGAGTTATTATCCAGAGACCAACAATAAAATACGAGGCTCATCAAGTTTTCAGTGGACGGTCTCCCAAACTGGAAGTTACCATTAAATTTTCTGGTGATGTCGAACTGGTGGGGAAAAAGTTACTGGATGATAGTTACCAGGAAATATTCAATATGGCTCGTAACATGGTTCACAAAGAGATGCAAGAGCTACAAACATTATTACAACTGGAGAAGGATAAAGAATGAACTATGTTAAATATTGCTGGATACTATTGAAGATTCGTTTCTGGGAATGGCGACTGGGACGCAAATTGAAACAGTGGCAAAAAGAGGATGAAAACTATTATGCCTCAATATTAGGAAGTGGAATTGATTGACTAAATTTAAAATTATGCAAGAGAAAGATTGTGGAGTGTGTAAGACTCATATCTATCTGGTTCTGAATACTGAATCTGAAAAAGAATTCTGGATGCAAACTAAACCAGCAGATATTCCCAAAGGAGAAGATTGGAAGGGACACTTTCATAATCCATCTTGGTGTAAGAAGAAGGAAAAACTTCCCCCTCAATCAAAGCAATCTTCCCAAGATCGTGAATTTGAAGAGCAAGAACAATCGATCCAAGGAAAACCTGCTCCCCCTGTTACGATGAAACCTTCCAAAGAAATTAAATTGGAATCAGCCGATCAGACATTACTCTTTGATCGGAGCTTTAAGCTTGTTGAAATGACATTATCCAAGACTCGGAAAATCTCCCAGGCAACTATCCCTGAGATGGCTCAATATGAAAACATTCAACTTTTCATAAGTGCAAAAATGGAATGTGAGATGGGAGCTGATTTTCAAAGAATTGCCAGGGATACTTTTGCCAAGATGGAACTGGCTTTGGATAAGAAACTCGAACAAGAACGAATGAGATACATACCTGAGGATTAGGTGATGAAAGAATTGACAACAAAGCAAGATGGAATAAAAGCAGCTTTAACTGCAATGAAATTTGTCCCTCTGCAAAGAGAGACTACTAAAGATGGCGTGAAAGAAACTCGCCAGTTAGTTCTCAAAGGTGACTTCCATATTTTTGTGGATGGACAACAAAAGCCTGTGAGACTCCCATGCAAATTAGAGTTTAAAGATGAACCCTCAACAGTTCAACTTGTGCAAACAGCTCTTAATATCGAAGATACAGGCGAACAATGTCTATTAGTTATTTTCTCCAATCGTAAACAGCGATTAGACAAATATCTTTCTACATTGAAAGTTCGCGTGGAAGAGCAGGAACTCAAGTTTGCTCCCATAAAAAGTGACGAAACTGACCTCGATGAGGAGGAGTAATCACTTCCCCTTTTTTTTGAAGTATTCGAAGTATTTGAACTAACCGACTTAAAAGAAATAGTGATGAATAATGAACGATCTGAAAAAAGAAATAGATACACTATGGGCTGTATGGATTAAACAAGCAGACACTAAGGAAGAACATAAAGGTTTACCAACCAAAGCTTTTCCTAATCTCTGGCGATTATTGAAGACTGGTGATGATGTTTTCATTCAAGATAGTATGCCTCAGGATTATATTGAATCTTGGATTGCTAATTGTAAGCAAAAGAAACATGTCCAGCAGGTAGCTTATACAGTCCATCATGAATCACTAACTCAGATTTGTTTCACATGTAAAAAAATTCGATGTTCTCCCAGGGTGATTAAAGATGCCGAAGTTGATTCAGCTAGGAAGACCGAGAAGGAAGATGACTGAATCCAAGAAGTGCGGCCATACTTATATTGGGTGTATGTTACGTGACCGACATGGGAATTGTTGTGTTTGCCGAGGTCTTGATCGGAAGGACTACTGTATTGAATGCAACCATTATTGGACAAATAAGATTGCCAATATTTCGTCAGGAGTAGGTGATTGACTATAATGTACAATTTTAAATACAAGCATGATTATTATAAGCAGAATATCTCCACGCACACTACTGTTAGAGGTTTACAATTAATTCTAAAGAAGAGAGTTAAGAAGGGAGATATTGTACGAGAGACTTATCCTTCCAAACTTAATTTCTGTGAAGTGCATAGTGTAACCCCTCGGGCGATCAAGGACTTATCCATCGAATTTCTGAAAGCTGACTGTGAATATGAGGGGTTTACTATTTCCTCTCATGAAGAATTTTGTAAACTCATTAATAGTTTCCTTCCTCCATTTTATCAACAAGCCACTCCCGAATCGACTAAGACAGTAGTGGTATTAAAAATCATCGAAGGCATGAGTTATGAGGTGTTGTTTCTGTGGAAAAAAAGATGTTGGGTTACTTTATGATGGAGAATTTATCTTGGTGTATTGCAGAGTTACTAGCTGCTCACCTGGTTGGAGATGGATTATGAGAGTTCCTAAAAACAATCTTGATGTCTTTGATATAATAGAAAGAGACTGGTGATACTAATGGGTGAAATAGCCAATTATAAAACAGGTGAATGTTATCTCTGTGGAAAAAAATACAAAGGCAAAGCAGGGCTATATTATCACTTCAAAAACTCTAAGAAACATTGGGACTTACGCAGAGAACTGAAAGAGAAAGGTATTACTCGTCCCACATTGGATGATTTCATCTCGGCATAGAAGGATGTGAAAAAATGGAACCTTACCCTGAGAATCATTATTCATCTGGAACAATTTGTAATGATATGAACCATAATAGAAATTATCAAGAGGTTGTAAAAGACTGTATTTACTTTTTACTAGCTCTTCATGCTTGGAGTGGTAAATCAAAAGCAAAAAACGATTATGGCGATTTATATGAAAGTCGCAAAACCTAAGGATGGTGTGAATATGAGAAATACAATAATTACTTTGGAAAATATGTTGGGGAAAAAGGTAGATTTCCGTATCTGTGAAAACTGCGGTCACTTAACTGATATATCTCAAATGGCTTTCAATCATTTTTCTAAAGAACACTGGTTTTGTATGGAATGTATTGCTAAATCTACGGAGTTGAAAAGATGAAATGCCATAATTGTGGAACTGATGATTTTATCGAAGCAGATGATGATGGTATGGGTAATACTATTTTTTGGTGTGATCAATGTAAATGTATTATTCAAAGTGAATGGACTGAAGAGTTATTATCAGATGTTTGGCAAGGTCGTCAAACCTAAGATAGATGATGTTGAAGACAATGGTTAAATGTGTTGAATGTGGATGGGATGGATGCGAGTTAGCTTATACTGGAGAACCTGATCCTCTCTGTTGTGCATGTTTCCTGAAAGTATTTCCCACATTCGATCATGGTAATTGTCCAAACTGTGATCGGCTTTTGAGGATGAAGGAGAAAATTCTCAAGCAACAAACTTCCCTGGAGAACTTTCTACGAATACCAAAAGAGCGTGAAAAAAATGTGTGAAAGATGTAATAATTGCGGAACAATAATAAAAAAATGTAAGGCCTTTGAGAAAAATATTCCCTGCATTCCTGACTTTGATAATTACTGTGCTGACTGCTCAAATGAATTAAAAATGTGAGATATAAAATGCAAGAAGAAAAATCAAAACAAACACCAAAAGAAGAGTTAAAAAACTCTCTTGAAGAGATGAGAGAGAAATTAGCTGACCCTCTCCCTGGTATGGTTCCAACTATCATGGGAGTCCAAATGATCAAAGCAGGATTCATAAAGACAGAAGACTTACACTTGATCGAATCTTTTTCAACTTTGAACTTTAACACAGGAATGACAAGATTTCATATTACTTTAGTTGATATGGGATCAGGCGAAAGGCGAAGTGTTGATTTTAACCTGGAAGGGAAAGAATCCGCTGAACTTAAACTTTTCTTGGAACAGTATCCAGCCCCTCAACTGGTGAAATATACAGTTTCGATTGGGGTTGTTGCCAACCCTGTACGCAAGGAAGAAAAACCTAATAAGGAGGCATCTGTTTAGGCTTACTTGAAGGGTAGAGTCAAACTTTTTTTTGCGACTGTCTTCCAAGATCATCGAAAAAATCATCGTTTGGGTTCAGCTCTACCCTCTCTCCCTCTTATTTTTTGACTCAGAAGTGGGTCATTTGAGCCTTAACTTTGATAGCCCTGTATGATAGCATGGCAAGAAAGTCGCTGGAGATTAGAAATTGAAAATTTACTACACAAACTTTACGTTACCTAATAAGTGGACGTTTAAGATTCCAGAAATAAAGAACTACTTAGAAGAAGCCTGTGCTGGAAAAAAAGTTTTATTCCCCTATGGAGGGAAGTCCAGGATCCGCTCATGCAAACATTCTCGAACTATTGATATTAACCCAGACATGTTACCTGATATGGTCGGGGACTGCAAAGACGTTTTACTGGAAATGGTAGAATTAAAAGTTAAGTTTGATATGATTGTCTTGGATCCTCCCTTCTCACATTTTCAGGCCCGTGCAACTTACAAACTGGATGGAAAGAAACATATCATTATGACTATTGTTAGAGAGTCCTGTGATAAACTTCTCCGACCCCAAGGAAAGATTATTACTTTTGGTTTCAACTCTGTTGGGATGGGAAAAAAGCGAGGCTACAAAAAGAGGGAACTCCATATTTTCTGTCATGGTGGAAACAGGAATGATACTATGATGTTAGTGGAGCAAAAAGTTCAGTCCAGGTTAGAAGATTTTATCGGATAAGCGGAATGAAGAGCTCACACTGTTCGCAATAGTATCCGATCTTCGTCCACTTGCTTCGTTCCTTACGCGTGTAAGTGGCTTTCATCAGTGGCCATGATTTCATAAATTCTTCAGAATCGGAAGGATAGTCACCGTAGAAAGCTCTACACTGTGGGCAGTCAATCCTTTTGCCCTTTCTTCCATCATTCATTTGTTTTCTCGCATCGGCAAAGATTTGCTTCCAACGAGCAGTTTTCCAGTCATTAGCTTCAGGGTTCATTTTTTTCTTCTCCAGGTTTGTGAGACACAACGCCTCGTACCCAGGAAAAGTGAGACACTAATTTGTTCATGTGTATTTCCCAGGAACGAAGACCAAAAAAAAAGGAGCCACCAAAAAGGTGACTCCAAAAAAAACTGTGAAGATTAGTTTCTATGATTCTGGTTCAGGATTCCAATGATCCCTGATAAAATTGTCATATCATCATTATTCACAGGTGTTCCTGTGTAAAGCTTGTTATGCAAATTCATCAGTTCATCAGCCATGTGTCCAATCATATCATTATCTAATAGCTTAAACATTTTTTATTTCCTGACCACCTCCAATGAGGGAGTGTAGTCCACCTGTGTCAGAAAAAGGAGAGAGGGTTAAGAGACCTTAATTCCTCTCTCTTTAAAGGCTTGTTTTAACTCTGAATTGAGATCCATTATACTTACCTTACTTGTATCATAGAGAGCGGTTCCAACAGCGAAGGATCCTTTCTTGGTTCTCACAGTTGAAGCCTGATGATCTGAACCATTACCATTACCTCCACCAAGATAGATTTTATTATTTTTCCATTGGTAAAGGATGGATTTGATGAAGGATCCTCGATGCCATTTAGATCCACCTGTTTGCTCCATGAGGTACTCATGTAAGTCTTCATCCACAGACAGAGTTATGGTGTATTTCTTTTTAGGCATTCGAGTTCAGCTCCTTGTCATCCTGCTCAGATAAAGATACTTTGCGAACTTGATAATTCCCAATCTCGTAGTCTTTGTGAGTGGATAATATGTCATACAATCTCTCTCGGAAAGGAGTTTCTTCACCATTAATGAAGTTAGACTCATAACTCTTAGAAATTGAATCCATGACATCCATCAGACTTTGAGATTCGTTTTTCATTTCGTTCCATTTGATCCAATAGTCCACATCTTTTAACAGATATTTCTTATTTTTAGGATCTTCAAAGAACTTAACAAAGGGAACTGGTTCGGTCTTTTTCTTTGGCTTAGGTTTGGGAACCATAGTGAATTGGATTCCATCGATCCTGTAAATAGGAATAGGCTTCAAGTTTTTGACCCATCGTTTCTTCATGGTATTGATCTTGCGGTTAGGAATACCTTTGAAGTTATAGGATCGCTTGAAATATGCGGAGGGATGAAGGCGTTCCCCTATTTTTTTCTTTTTGAAGCCTTTTCGATAGACTCTCTCATTATCACTGCCGACAAGTTTCCAATACCGTCCAACAGGTTCAAAGATTCGTCCTCGATAGTCTGTTACTTGTTTCATGTTTATTCAACTCGTTTGGGTTCGTTTTACCAGACACCTCTGTTGAGGGAGTGTGTCCCACCTGCTCTGGTAAAAAAGGATGGAGGAGTTTAATCCTCCCAGACGTAGGGTTGTTCATTATTCGCATAGCCAATCATTATGTCTTTCAATACAAAGACTTTCTCGAATCCCACAATAGCCAAGAATTCTTCGATTGCATCTTTGCCATCCTGAATCTCTTGCAGATGTGAGAAATAATCGTTTGATTCTCCTCGCTTCAGATAAGCGACATTTACAGAGAGGTAATATGTTTCTTTATCTCCTGCTCTGGTAATGACTTTCATCCGTTGAAGAAAAACAACCTCTATTTTTCCACTCATTCTGTGAGGTGTTATTTTGACAAATTGCATATCATCTCGTTCATCGGTCTTAGTGGTATATTCCCAGTCGTTGTTAGCTAAAAGCTTAACAGCATCGACATAGACATGTCCAGGTATTTCCACACTAATATTGGTGTATGTATGTTTCATCTCTTCATCAGTTCCTTTTAGGTCACTCTTTATCGAGTGTCTGACCCCAGCTAATACCTAAAAAAAGAAAGGAAGATAGATTACTGGTCTATCATATTTTGAGCAATATGTTTTAGATAATCTTCCACTCGTCCGTTCACTAAATCGATCTTTAGGATTGTTATTGCTACTTGGTGTTTAGCCCTGTAGGGTAATCCTTTGATAAATTCAATGATAACTTCAGTTGGGACTAAATTCCACATGCCGCCTTTATCATAGAGTTCGTAGTCTATTTGTTCGATTTCTTTCTCTTCGAAGAAATTTTCAATATACTCATTTGTTTCGTTTGGGTTCATTCAAATTACTCCAAGTAACTTAATACCATACTACTATTTAAGTTTTGTCACTGAGACATGTCACGAGACATGAGTATTGTGTCACAATAAAAAAGAAAAAGGTTTCCCTTGGCAAACCCTTCCAAAAAGAAAAAAGGAAGCGGAATCAGTTACCTGATTCCTAAGATAGATTTGTTCACCAATACTCCCAATTCCATCTCTGCTCTGGATAGATTGCTGAAAGCAGTTTGGAGTTCATTATAGGCATGTTCAACTATCTGATCTGGATCAGGATCCACGCATATACTACAACCTGGATCTCCACATCCATAATCTTCGATAGTCGAAGGATCATCTATAATTTTCTCCAACGCTTTGACATCCTCTTCGAAAGATTTGATGGCTTGATAGCATCGGTTAAATTGTTCACTTAGACTCATCGTTCTTTCTCCAAGTCATTCGTTCTACCGAACGTCTGACTTCAGCTAATACTTGGAAAAAAGAAAAAGGAAGAGATAATTAAATTATCCGACTCTTCATAATGATACGAAGCAGTTTTCCTAAGTAGTTGTCCAGAATGATCTTCTCTTGTTCAATGATGGCTTCATAAGCGTTTAGATCGTCCCATAAGGACTTCTCTCTCTGCTCATTCACATCATCATCATCAGAGAATCTTTCGGATAACTCTTCAAGAATTGCTTTCTTATCAGCAAGACGAGTATTCAGATAGGTAATAATCTCATATTTTTTTTCGATTTTTTGGAATTGATTGATTAATTCGTTTAGGTTCATCATATCTCTCCAAGTAATATACTACCATACTACTATATAAATGTAGCTGTGACAGTCACATGACAAAAAAATACGTAAAACCTTTTAACTCTGAATCGACTTAATCCTTCTCAAATTAAACTTAACACTTAACTTTCAAGCTTAAAAGAGAAAGCTGGACTGGTATGCAAGATCGAGTAAAGCGAACCAATGTATTTTCTCGCCATCCTGAAGGTGAAGAAATTCTCACTAAGGTTCTGAATAAACAAATGACGCAAACAGAAGCGGCTCGAAAGCTCGGCTGTTCAGGAGCCAACATTTCTAATTATTTAAAGAATCGAAACTTACGACCAACCCTGGCTCAAAAGCGATCCACTCGAGGGCCAAGTACGACAGAGCGAATGATTGAAACCCTCGAATCGATGGGAGAGCTAAATGTCACTATCGATAAAGAGACTCCCATGAATATGATTGGAGCTGTTGGCTGGAGAAGTATTCAACAAGGATTGTTGATGATGTCCCAGGGAGAATTAGATCCAGAGCAATATGTTCGCATAGGAAATACTCTTATTCGTATGTTCGAGTTTCAATTTCGTAATCGCGTTCCAGATATACCAGCAACTCAAGTAAGCATTGATAAAGAAACAGAAGATCGACTGATTCAAAGGTTAGATGAATTTTGTGAGCAATGCCCATACCATAGAAACTTTCATGAGAGGAAAGCTCGAGAACAGGATAAATTCAGATTGGAACCTCGACAATCCCCACCTCTGGGCTGATAAAGTCATAGGTCGGGAATTGTACGAAAGGCATACTCGTCATAAAGCAAAATGGCGAGGATGGAATGACTTCCAGATTGCCTTCATGAGGGATATTACTGACTTTAATATTCCTATAGTTATGGGAATCTGCAATCGTGGTGGATCCAAGACCATGCTCACTTCTTATTCTACTAATTGCCTCTTGGACAACTTAGACAATTTTCGAGTAAGTATTTTGTCCGGATCAAAAAAACAAGCTTCCCAGGCATATCGCTATTGTAGTGATGTATTGAAAATGACCGATTGTGGTCAGAAGGTACTCGGGGAAATTACTCAAACAAAAACTGAACTTATTTCTGGAGGAGGATTGGAGATATTGTCAGCATCACCAAAGCAGACCAAAGCTCCCAGGGCTGACATGATTATTATTGATGAAGGCTGTTCTGCTAAGAGTGAAATACTCCAGTCAGTCTTTGGGCAAATTATCACAGCGGAATCTTTCAAATTAGTTATTCTCACCACACCTGACCATATCGTTCACATAGTCAAGGATTGGTGGGACAAATGGGTGGAACTGGGAATTGTTCGTTATCATTGGGATGCTTACCAATGCAACTGGATTCCTCGAGTTAATATTGAGCGTTTGAAAAATATCTATGATGAAGCAACATTCGATATTGAAGTGATGGCTAAGTGGACTTCCAAATCTGGATCAGCTTTTAGACAAGCGGATATTCAAGCGGCCCTCATTGGAATGCATGAACTTCCATCCTTCGATGAGGTCACACAATTTTTCATGGGGATAGATTGGGGAGATGCTCATGAAACTGTGGCTACGGTTGTCGGCTATACTGGTGACATATTTTTAGGAACTGACGTTTGGTATGTCTTTGCTGTTGAATCATGGAAACGAGCTCGTATTGAAGAAATGGTGGAAGGGATTGCTGAGATAGCCACTATTTATGAGCCAATTATTCTTTCTGAACAGAGTGCTGTATCAGCTTTTGTCAATAAAGAGCTGAGAAGTAGAGTGGCTCACATGGGAATTATTATGAAACAAGGATCCTTCACTGGCAAAAAACTTCGCATGGTTGCTAATGCCCGGATGAGATTGGAAAAGAGAAAAATAAAAATCCCTAAGAAGTTCAAGATGCTTACTAATCAATTATTAGCCTATCATAAGAAAATGGTTAATGAGGAAGTACGCGAAGAATACGAAAAGAAGTATGATGATTATGTGGATAGTTTCGTCTGGGCAAACTGGGGAATACACCCTGCTATGGGCGATATTCAGACTATTGGAGAATGGGAATTTGCATGAAAGGAGAATAGATTATGAGTTGGATTATAGACACAGTAAAGAATAGATGGAATAACCGAACAATCTTTAACGATCAAGATGTGGTTGATCTCAAAAAGGAAAATGAACAATTACTCAAAGCTGCTGGAACACCTGTTCCCACAGTCAGCTCACCTGATATGAGTATGACCCCTGATGTGAAGTTACCAAGAATCCCATTCAACATGTTCTTGTATTACCTGATCCGCTGGCAATCAGTTATTCTCAGGACAATCATTCTCAAACTTAAGCAAGAAATATTTCGTGAGACACTCAAAGAGGGGTTTGACTTTGAACCCAAATTCAAATACAAATGTACTGAATGCGGAACCGAATACCAAGAAGAGCAAGAAACAGAAAAGTGTGAGTGTGGTGGGGAATTACGAAAGCCTAATCCTGCTCAAAAGAAATTCTTTGAAAACTTTGCAGAGAGATGTAATGATGCAGATCAATCGTTCTTGGAGGTCTTACAAGAATTAGAAGATGATGTGAACACTGCTGATGACATGTATTTAGTTATTATTAAAGATTATATGATTGGCCCTGATGGATCAGTATTTGGGAGGGCAAAAGAATTTATGCGAGGGGATCCTTGCAGATTCCGCATTGTCGGTGATGAAGCGGGAAGACGAGGTGGCCGCTATTGGACTTGTGTGAATCATAGAAATCAAGCGGCTGAAGAACCAGGGAATTGTGAGGAAATAGTTAATGGAGAGTTTTGTAACTTACCCCTGCAAGATGTTCACTATGTTGAGACAGAGGCAGGAGGAAAGAACGCTATTAAGTATTATATCAAAGGAGAGGTAATACATGCTTCAAAATATGAACCCAGTCGATTATATGGAGTAAGTCCAGTTTTTACTGCTTGGATCATTACTCGCACATTACAACTGATGGATCGATATGCGGAGAACCTGTACGAAAAAGGGAGGCTCAAGGGAATCCTCGGAGTCTCGACAGAAAACGTGGACTATCTTAGGAAGTGGTGGTCTGAAACTCAGGATAAGCTTAGACAAGACCCACACTATATGCCAGTTGTCGCTGTTGAAAGCGGAGAACGAGGTAAAGGCAAAGTAGAATTTGTTAAATTAATTGATTCTTTAGCAGAGATGCAAGCTTCCGAATATAAAAAGGAATTACGATTGAATATAGCAGCTCTCTGGGGAATCATGCCTATTTTCCAAGCAGATGTTTCTACGTCTGGTGGACTGAATAACGAAGGACTTCAGATTACTGTATCTGATAGGACAGTGGACTTTGGCCAAGCAGTTTACCATAACAAAGTTTTTCCTCCAGTGCTGGAAATATTATTTGTTACTGATTGGAAATTAAAACTTCAGCCTTCCAGGGAACATGATGAAATGGCTGAGTTGGAACGGATGGAGAAGAAAATCTCTTCTGCTCAAATGATGCTCGACATGGGTTTCGATGTAAAACTTGAAGGAGAGGAATTTATCTTTTCAGGTGAAGCCAAGAAAAAAGAAGAACTTCCTCCCGGACAATTTGACCAAGAAAATCTTCCTCCCGGACAAGAACCCAAACAACTTCCACCAGGGAAACCTCCCAAACCTGAAGATGAGAATGAAGATGAAAAAGAGAGGGTAACGAAGAAGGCCCTCACAGAATTAAATGAGTATGGCGACCTCAACAAAGGAATTATTCCTTGGAGTATTGTCAAAAAAGTCTGTGGTTATATAGGTCACTTAGATAAAAAAGCTGCTGGTGATGGAGGAGTGGACATGGATTGTGTGAACAAGAAATTGTCCCTCATGGAATCGAAATATCCTAGCTGGAATAAAAAGAAATTACTTGATGCTGCTCTCAATCAATGCCTTGGCGATACAAAGAAAGCAAGTGAATATGGTAAGCCAAAACGCGATGGATCTGGTAAGGGTACTCGAGATAATTATAATCGTGGAGGCTGTGAGGATGAAGATGATGAAACAAAAAAAGCCCAACCTTCATATCCTATGCAATGTATGGAATGTGGAAACACATTCAAAAAGAAAATCCCTAAGAGCATGGAGGTTAAATGTCCTAAGTGTGGCTCTTATGATATTGATATTGCCTTCAGTAAATCAGGTGAATCAGGAAGAAAAATCGATAAGAAAGTTGGCAATGTTGAGACCATATTTGGACGTAACGTAGAAAGAGTGTACAAAGAAGAGTTACTAAACAAGCTAGAGAAACTGGAGAATGTGAAGACTGCATCTGAGCTTACAGAAGAACTCGGAAAACTGTTAGAAAAGTCAATCCCTCAAGTAGAGAAACAAGCTTTTGCGGAAGTTCTTCGAGCCTATCAGAAAGGAAAACGCATGACACCAGAACTGGACAAAGCCGATTATGATTCCATACGCAAAGCTCTGGATGATGAGGCTCCCGATTATATAGACGAAGATATTTCACCTTTCGATAGAGCGGATAAGCAAGTGCTTGAAACTATTTATCGGGAGAACCCTTTCTGGAAAAGTTTTGCTGGAATGAATGAGGAGTTGAGTCAGGAGCTAAATGAAATAATTAAGGAAGGATATGAGGCTCCGACAACTCCCAGGTTTCTCGCAACACTTCGAGATGTCCAAATGGATCATCCAGATTATACACTTCCAGAAGCAAGGGAACTCACATACAGACGTATTGGGAAAATGAGTATTCCGAGGATCATTGAGAAAATGAAGCGATCCATCAGAACAAATACTTATCGATTGGAACGAATAGCTCGCACAGAAACAACAGGTGTTACAGCTAAAGGTCGAGAAGAAGCTCTCAAACAAAGAGACACTCATGAGAATTATCTCTATGAATGGTTTGGCCCTGAAGATCATCGAACATCAGATATTTGTACTGAGATTGGAAAACGAGTTGATAAAGCTGGAGGAGGAAAAGGTGTTCCCCTCCAAGACCTCAAAGATATTATGAAGACGGTCACTGGAGAAATTCAACCCAAGTGGGGTTATCGAGAATGGGTTCCTCATGCAAATTGTCGGAGAGTTTTGAGGAGGAAAGTTTCTCTCCCTGTGGAAAAATCTGAATTCATGCCTGGACATAATATTGTTATGACTAATGACATGACTTATGAGTTATTCAAGAATGATGAAGGCGTATATTTGATTGGAGCCACTGATCCAGCTTACAAAGATGCTTCGGAAGATGTGACCATTCTGCAAGTTCACAAAGCGACTGGTAGGGTGGACATAATCGATGGACGAGGTAAATTCTAATGAGCTTAGGAGACTTACCTGATAAAGACCTACGAAAACAAAGGCAGGAAATTAATCGTGAACTACAGAAACGAAAACGAGTTCGCGAAGAAGAATCAGCTAAAGATAGGAAATTCTACTCATGATTGAGATGAAAATGGACAAGTTGAAAGCTCTACCAGATATGGAAAGCATGTACATAGATGCTATTAGAGGTTTTTACGAGGACATGTTAGACTTGATTTTACAGGAAGCTCAAGATAATCTCAAGAAAAACAATTCTTGGGTCACTGGTAACTTGGCTCAATCAGGTAGGGTAGAATTAGAAGAGAACGAGGCTGACTTGGTAGGACTGGTTATTTTTGGAGCTCCTTATGCTTCAGCAGTTGAATTTGGAACAAAACCTTATGTGGCTCCTTTAGGCCCTGGTCTGGAATACACTCAGAAAAAAGTCAGGAAAGGAGAAAAACCCAACATTATTATTAAAGGGACACCTGACATCATGAAAAACCCCCTCGATTATTGGGCATGGAAGAAAGGTGTGAAAGGTGGGATGCACTGTTGGTTAGACGGTGAATATTATGGAGTACATACTTGGTTGGGTTGGGGTACGTGGAAAAAAATTATGGCCAGAGGTCAGAGCCCTCATCCATATTTAAGACCTGCTATGGATAAATTAATGGTGATGGCTCCCAGTATCGCAAAAAGACATGGATTGGAATTTGAATGAACGCAACGGAATTAATAGAATATACGACTGATAAAAATAAAGGTGAGCTACTCCACTGGTTTGAGAATTTGGACAAAACCGTTGATGGCGTTTCCAAGGAGCTACTCGAACCAGGTGTGGAAGCTCTCAAAAAGTCGCTTCAAACTGGCGACTGGATTGATTATGCTGTTTGTTGTAAAAAAGAAGGACAAACACATAAGGAAATAATGGATCGGGTAAGCAAATCCGAATCATGGATTAAAAAGTACGTAAACCCCAGACTGAAACAAGCTACTGTTGATCCATCATCAACACTTCAGGGAGCTACTCTCGATCAAGTCCTCAAAGCAAAGCATATTCATACTGTTATAAATTTCCATCTCCAAGATTTGAAGAAAGCCACTCGGAAATTTTCTGGTTGGGGTTCAGTTGAAGTCAAAGACTCACAAGAAGATAAACTCCCGATGGACGGTATTAAAAAGATAATGCCGACATATATGCAGAGGGGTAGCCCAATCATGTATGGACACTCGAACAGGCACGTTGGAAGGATTCTTAAGTATGAAATACGCAAGAAAGAGGTAGCAGGTAAAAAAGTACCTGGCCTATGGTTAGAAGGTCTCATATTTAATAATTATAAAATAGACGACCAAGCATGGGAATCAATACAGCTTGCTGAAAAATCAGGCAAACCAGTCCTTTCTCTTGGGGCAACTCCTGTTGGTGTACCAAAATATGAATGTGCAGGGAACGAATGTTTTAGGAAGTTCGATGACCTGCAAATTTATGAATTTACGGTTACTGATCTCGCAGGTCAAGGCCAACAAGGAGCCAACCCAGAGAGTACTATCGACAAAATTTCTCTAGCTAAAGGCCAAAACATGGATGAAATTACTATGAGTGAAGACGTAAAAAAAGGATTCAGAGGAAGTAGTTCTCCTCCTCGTTCTGGTTCGGTTGTTTGGAACCCTGCATGGGGTAAAATGCAAAAGGATCTTCCCAGGAAAATCGCTAATTTTGACAAACAACTTGCTCGAAAGAAGGACGACTATGCCAATTTTAAGCAGCAGTATAACTCAATGGGCAATGATTTTCAGCAAAAACTCAAGCGGTTTAACCAAGAGAAAAAGCAAAGAGATAATGTTTATAAAAAGGAAATCCAAGCCATCCAAGCGAAAATTAGCGAGCTTAGAGCTAAACTCGGACAAATTGGAAAAGCTGATGGAGAATTAGCTCAGCAAACTGCCACTGAGTTATTGAAAGCCATTGATGAATATGATAACCTGATAACTCCCATTGGTGGTGTTGTCGGTGGACGCTTACTGAAAATGGATCTGGAAAAGTCTCTCCCCGCTACGGATGAAGAACTGGTGGATTTGATGTTGAGTTCTTGTCCCAGTTGTTTATCTCACTACGACTCATTAATCAAAGCGGGAACAACAGAACCAGATGCACGTTCAATTATGTATTTTGATTTAATGAATGCCCTCGAAATGTCAAAAGAGGAGTTTAACGAAATGGGCGAAGATATAGGAAAAGAAGGAGCAGACCTCTCCGCAGCTATGCAAGAAATGATAAAAGGTCAGCAAGAGATTATCGCTCTTCTCAACAAAGCGAATGTCCCACCTCCAAAAGGCGATGACGACAAAAAGCCTGATGATAAAGAAGAGGACAAGGACGAAGAGAAGAAAAAAGCCAAAGGCGATAACTCAGATAAGGAGAAGGATACAAAGGATCCAAAAACGACCAAGGAACCTGTTCTGACTCTTTCCGAAGACGGTATAACTATGGATCAGTTCGAGAAAGCCGCTGAAAAGATGGGTTTCAAGAAAGTGAGCGAAAGCCCTGCTCCAGGAACTACCGATCGTGACTTGACACAAGGGCAAGAAAGGAAGAAAAGCAAACTTCCGACATCTGAGCAAAGTATCGAAGCTCTCACATCAATGGATATGAATGCTCTCAAGAGCTAAGGTGTAAAAAAGTAAAAGGCGATTAGCTATGGCAACCCCACTTAGTATAGACGACTTAATGAAAGTCACTTATGAAGGCCAATATGCCGCAACTTTCTTTGGCATGGGGCCACAATTCGGCATGGGAAACAAAACCCCTGCTTTTGGACTCGGATCAATGGGTGGTCAAGGTATTGGAGCAAGTGTTCACAATCAAGACCTCTTGAAAGCAGATGATCCGTTCTTAACGACTAAAACTAATTATTTCAATCCAATCTATGGGAAAATGACCACTGATTGGCTGAACCATGAATCTGATGTTTATAGGCTCTTGAAAAAGACGACCTATCAAGCGAAAGGTGATTCTCTCAGAGTTATCACAGCAGCTCCGAGCAACTTTTACGGGCAATTAGAAACTGCCTCTGCTCTTGGTGAAACAGACATTCCAACTCTCGTTGAAGTGACTTACACTGATCCTGCTGTTATGTATAACCATTGGGACTCAAGCTTACTGGCACAACTCAAAACCAGGTGGCAAGATTCTCCAGGACAAAACTTCGCTGAATGGGCAAAACTCTACATGTCCAAACAACATGCCTCAGACATCAATGCCAAATTGACCTATGACACAGGCACTCTCGCAAGAGTTGGTGGAAACTTCGACAACTACATTGAGTCAATAGATCGAGTTTGTAGTGATGGAGCTGAAGAGGCTCTGTTAGACGCAGGTGACTGTGATATATACGGATTTGATCGATCAGCCAACGAAGCTGAAGCATATAACGACATCAATGGTGGAACTCTTCGTAACCTCCAATTAGGGTTACTTGATGACATGATCTCTGACTGTAAAAAATACAGTGAAGCGAGAAACTTCATCATGATAACTGATGAATCTCAACTCAACTCGATCCAAGCTCTCGATGGAGTTAAGCAAAGATATTCCTCAGGTCAAAGTCCCTGGAAGATCAGCACTCAAAATGGTGTTTCCACCAGAAAAGGTGAAAGCATTGGATTTGCAGTCAGTTCTTATGTTGGAGCAGGTATTGAAGTACCTATTTTCACCAGCAAAGACATTCATGGTGAAGCAGGTGGTAATGGAAACATTTACCTGTTAGACATGGATCACATCGAAATTCGTGTGGCTCTCCCCACAGTTTACATGGATACAGAAAACGCTCACTTCTTGTTATTGGATTCGTTCAATTACAAGTACATGTACCTGACTGTGGCTCAGCTATGTGCTGACAAGTTCAATTGTCATGGAGCAATCAAGTACCTAAATTAGGTACTCTCTCCATCCCCTATTTTTTTATTGTTTTTAAAAAAGGTGAATTATTATGTCTGAAGAAAACAAAGAATTAACTGATGAAGAATTAGCTATTATAGCTCAAGAAGAAGAAGAACAAGCAACTTTCTTAGCTGAAAAAAAAGCAAGAGTTAAGGCTGAACAGGAAGCAAAGAAAGAAAAAGCAGAAAAAGCTCGCAAGAAGGCTGACAAAATAGCCAAGGCTCAAAAGAAAGCTGAAGCTAAGAAAGCCATGAAGAAAGCTGAAGCAGAAATTAAAGCACAAATCAAAGCCGAGAAAGAAGCACAAAAGAACCTCGACTATGATGCAATTCCCGATTATTTTGTGAAACCAGCGGAAGATCCTGAAACCAGAAGTGTTCAAGCTTTACAAGCAGCTCATTGGTTTGCAGGAACAGGTATTTATCAAAAAGGTGGTAAATCCTTCAGTGCGAAAATCACTTATTTAGGCCCCAGACGTTTCATGTCACGCGAAATTAAGTTAGGCAAAAGGTCGATCTTACCTAATGCTGGTAACTGGAAAATCTTTGTAGGCTCTGCTCGATTACGCAGAGGACAAGAATTTGGTGGTGATGTCAAGGATACTCAATATATCCATGACTTACTTCAGACACCAGGAGGCAAAAAGAATTTCAAAGTCCGATTTGTTGAAGATGATCCTCTAGCTACAAAGAAGGAGAAAAAGCGTTTTTTATCAAGGGACGTAGGAAGAATACTCGCTCTTCCATTCAGGATTCGCAAATCTCAAATACTACAAGGGTTAAAAATCCCTCTTCGTCCAGGAGAAGCCGCTCAAATATTACACGACATATCCAAAGACGGCCTTCCAAAATCAAGCAAACACATAGCCAAATACCTGAACGAATTGATAGCCAAGGAGGACAAGGCGATAGCAGTGAAAAAGTCGAAGGAAGACTAATCACTGTTGAAAACTCTCTTGACCTCGTAACACAATTAACATTACGATTACTTGAGGACTTATCATTCCTCCCGAAACAACAGATCATTCAACAAGTGGTAGGAACAGGAGTTCCTCCTCCACCAGTGCCAGGCTCGGTTCCTCAAGTACCAAAAAAAGCAGTCAAACGAGCCTTCAATCAAGCACTGACCCAATTGGAACTATTATTGGAAGTAAAGGAAACAATGCTCAGGATCGGTAATGTTGAACCTGACATTGCGAAACAATTTAAGGAAGATATTGTCGAACTTAAAGCGAAAATAGAAAAACACAAAGGTAAATAAAAATGGCATTTACAAGTACTATAGTTGGAAAGATGCAAGGATCACCCATGCAACAAGGTCTAAGAGATGCTTACAGAACCGAATGGGTTATTGTCGAATGGGATGGCACAGCAGTCACCACAGGCGAAATTGACCTGGAATGTGATGAAGTTCTCGTTGCTCTTGGTGTGGATAACGCAGCGGTTCAAGCAATTCAAATCAAAAAGAACGCTGATAACGCTGGAGCTCAAGCTGGTTGGCTTGATTTAGACTTCACATCTGGATCTGCTGGACTGATCTTAGCATTAGTAATGCATCGAAGGTGAGCTAAAAAATGGCGACTTATTGCGATTGGGTCGAAGCAGAACCAGCAGCAGTTAAGGCCTATATCGATGGACTATCCCTCACGACAATAAATATTCTGGAAATAGCGGTCTATGGCCAGAAGTGTATTGTGTTTGTGGAGGGAACCTGATCTGCCTGAAGCAATATTCTCTGATTATGTAGAGGCTGAACCTGTACTAATCAAAGCTTATATTGATGGCTTAACCCTTGTTTCTCTCATTAATGTCCGAATTGATATTTATGGGCAAAAAGCTCTGGTCGTTGTTCATGCGAATGTGGTTTAATGAGTACCCCTGTTTATTGTACCCCGAAAGATGTGGCCAGAATTTGTCAGCTCACTGACCATGAAGGTGAACGAGCAGTTTTCGGTCAGAACATTACTCTCCCCTCTTATGACGAAGTGGTAGAGTTTATCCTTGATGCAGAAGAAACTCTCGAAGATAAATGCACTAACGCATGGGGAACTCGAACAATCCAAGTGAGTGATGAAGTCCATGATATTTGGCAAGATCAGGCTGAATGCTCTATCCATCTGAATATTCCTAATGTTTTGGATTTCGATGAAGAGTCTCCTAACTTCGATTCAATAAAAATTTGGTACAATAATACTTGGACAGAATGGCTTACTGCTCGGACTGAAGGACGAGGTGAAGATTTCTGGGTTGATTATACCCTGGGAAAAATATACTTCCTCAGGCAAAGACCTCCAAGTGGTCGCAAAAGAGCAAAAATAACTTATCGTTATAATGGAGGAGATGTAGTCCCTCGTGCAATCAAACAGGCTACTGCTCTCCTCGTAGGAATTGCGTTGGCCAATTCCCCGCAAGTGGATATTTCCTTTCCTGACGGTGGCTCCGATGATATTACAGTGAAAGATATGATAAACATTTGGCAAGAAAAAATAGCAGAACTCATAGAAAAATATGAGCTCTCCAATATACCAGTAGGAATGTCATTCGATCCTATTGATGCCTTCTAAGTAAGTAAGTAAAAAGGATGTGATGCTTTTGAGTGAAAGCGTTGATTTAGGCGATCCAGTACAAGTAATCTTAGATATTATAAAAGATAACATTTCTGAAGATGCAGTGGAAGTAATTTCAGGATTCACTCGAGGGGGATATGCAAAACCTCATCCAAGATTTATTCCAGTGGAAGGAGAGGTCAAAAATGGAAGGTTCATTCGGAGGAAGGGACAAACTGATCTGAAAAAAATAAAAGCTAAATGTGAAGTGGTAGTCTATGAGGTCAGTGATAGTGGAGATGAGGAAGCATCTGTGGATGAAAAATTTGGTGATGTGAAAGTCCGAGTCACCATTGACATCTTTCATATTCAAAGTCGAGTTAGACTTATTGCTCTTTACAATGAGATTAAACGATGCCTTTACAAACAGAAATATAATCCTGGAGGCAATTACACCTTTCTTAAACGATTACAAAAACAAGATTTATCTAATCGCCAAGCAGGTTTTTGGCGATATACTCAAGATGTAGAATTAACAAAAGTGAGTGATTATTTTGGTCACTCGTAACCAAAAAGTAACTATGGAATGAATAAAAAATGTCTTACGCAGAACCCCTTCTTTCAGCTATATCACAAATTAGTTGGGAAGAAGAAGCAACCTATAAAACAGCCCCCGCGAATATTGATAGATACATCCGATTGCATTCTACCCCAGAGCTCCCAACTCCTGTTCCAGAAACAGAAACCGTTCATGCTCCTGGACATGGAAGAGGGCCTGCTTATGTATTGGATGAACTGAAAAGAGAAATGAAAGGAACGCTTCCTTTCGAAGTAGTAACAGGAGAATTTCTTGGAGGAATTTTTGGCGAGTGTAATACTACTGGATCAGGGCCAGATTATACTCACACCTATAATTTGAGTACTCTCATGCCGAAAAGTTTTGCAGTCCAACACTGTTTTCTCCAAGACTCTACACCACTAATCAAGGAATTTCTTGGATGCCGAGTAAATGCAGCCACATTCAAAGTAGCCGAAGATGCAGAGAGATTATTATGTGATGTCGATTATTTTGCAGCCAAAGCTCAAGATGGAGGATCGACTCCAGAAACAATTTCTACAACTCGAGATCGACCTTTCCTATTTAAAGAAGGGACTCTCTCAAGCACGTCTATTTACTCAGGAGCTAAAGCAAGAGTTTTTGACTTTGAATTACCAATTAATCTCAATTGTAAGCCTGTTTATGCAGGTGGACAAGGTAATGATCCTTATGATATTGTCCCAGGTAAAGCTGACTATGGAGAACTGAAAGTCAATGTCGGAATAGAAGACGGTACTGAATGGGACGAATGTATTGGAGATAGTGGAACTCGCCATGATTTCAGTTATCTCTTTAATCGTGGGACAAATGACACTTTAACAATAAGTGGATATGGAAAATATAAGGGGCCAAAATATGCCTTTGATGACCATGATGTTCGTGCTGATCTAATCTTTGTTCTTGATGACGTAACAATGGTGTTAGTCAATACAACTGAATTATGGCCATTTGAAGCAGCATAACCTTCTACTCCTTCCGTTAGAAAACTTTGCGAGGGTTTTTCGCTCTGTTTATCTAAACAAGGTTTTAGAAGAGAAATAGTTAGTAAGTGAAAAAAATGGACGAAAACCAAACAAAAATAATCGATGCGATACAAGAAGCGAAAGATTTAATCTCTGAAGCAGAAGGATGGATACAAGCCACCTCTGATGATGTTCAACGAATACTACGGAATAAAGACACAGCAGTTGAGCATACTATTCCCATAGATGAAGAAGGAAAAATCTTCATTAAAATGTGGATCAAAGAAATACCAATTACTGAACAACTCGACCTGCTCGAACTGTTCATGTCATTCGATAAGAAGGGAGAGACAAAACTCAAGTGGAAACAGTACTATGCTCATGTCTTTAGTCGAATGGTAGTCAAAACAGAGCCATCTTTCAAATGGAAAGACGCTCGGTTTTTCAATAAGAAGTTCCTGAAAATATTAATGGATTATCTTCCCAATCCCTTCGAGGAAGATAAAGTGGTTCCAGGACAAATAAGTGAGACCACAAGAAAAAACTCATAGCAGCTCTCAGACAACAAAAAGACTTTATCATACATCATAAGTCAATCGATCCAGACACAAACAAGGAAATAATCGAGAAAGAGTTTGTCCCTACTTACTGGGACAAGTATCTCCCTCGATTAATGTTTGAGAGCTATTTCATTCACAGAAAGTTTGTCAGATTGACATACGAGGATCTTCAACAGTTGCCAGCTTCATATGCAGGGAAGCTGTTTATCTGGTTACAAGAGATGGATAAAATACAAGCAGAGAAACAAAAAAAGGCAAGTAAGGGATAATAATGGTAGCAGGAGCTTTAGGTGGACTGGTTCTCCGAATGAGAAGTATGGGAGTGGGGAAAGCAGCTTCAAAGGTTGGTAATTTTCAAAATAAAGTTGGCAACATGCAGAAAAAAGTACAGCCAAAGATGAAAAAACTAACTCAAGCGTTCAAGAAATTTGGTCTTGTAGCAACTGGAGCTTTTGCAGCTCTGATCGCATCCTCACCATTACTTCGAGCCAGGATGGAAATTCTGACTCTCCGAATAAGTGGATTGACAAGGATGTTTGGTGATGCACTTGCT